CCGACCGTGACCTCGTTCATGGCGAGCGTGTTGCCCGCGTTCGTCTGCGGCGCCGTGCCGGTGCCGAGGGACGTGACCCCGAGCGCGCGCGCGCCGGTGATCAGTCCCGAGAGGAAGCTTCCCATTGCTCTTCTGCTTTCCTGGTGGGGGACTGGGTCAGTCCGTGTAGATGACGGCGCCGAAGCGGTTGTCGAGGAGGCCGATGGCCGAGTATTCGAGCCAGATGATCAGGTCGGTCTCGGCGTAGTTGTCGTTCGACGACCGCGCCACGCGAGGGGCGTCGCCGATGCCTCCGCCGAGGATACCCGGCCCGAACGCGTGGCCCTTGTAGTAGGTCACGCCGCTGTTGGTGCCGGTGTTGAGGGCCGGAGTCCGGAAGATCACGAAGTCGCCGGCGGTCTTCACGTACGCGCCGCCGAACAGCGAGTTGAACGCCGGGTGGAACTCCGACAGGCGCTGGTAGGCGGGGTCGCCCGCGAGCTGCTCGATCTGGATCGGGGTGAGCACCATGGCCCACTTGCCGTTCGAGAACGTCGGGATCGAGGCGTTGGCCAGGATGCGGGCGGTCTTCAGGACCATGTCCCACGACATCGGGCCATCGCCCGCGGCCGCGAAGTCCGTGACCGCGGTCTTGACGCCCGGGAACACGTTGTTGCTCGTGCTCGCGAGGTCGAGCAGCGACGCGACGACGTAGTGTTTCCACCGGTGATAGTCGCGCACGATGTGCATGTCGCAGAGCTTGGCCATGCCGTGCAGCGCGACAGACGAGTCGAAGCGCTCGATGGAGAGGGGCTGCACCTCGCTCGCGCCCATGGGGCCGCCGAAGCGCTCCAGCGTCAGCGAGACCTGCTCCGAGGTGACCGACAGGCCCGTGGTCGAGATGGTCGCCCCGCTCGGGATGCGCCGCGACGCCAGGGTGTAGGTGCTGTTCGTGAACGCCGGGCGGTTGAGGCGGACGGTGTGGCCGGGCTTCTTGCCGATCTCCTGGACGACCTCGAAGGCCTCGCGGAAGACGTTCTGCTCGACGGCGGCCATCTGCTCGTCGAACGAGGCGTAGGTGCCCATGCCCCAGCCCTCGTTGGGGCGGCCGAGCGCGTCCACGCTGGGCGGGGAGGCCGCGAGCGCGTCGAGGAACAGGCGCGCGTAGATGTAGGGCGGCTCGGGCTGCTTCAGCAGCCGAGGGGACGTGGTGTCGAAGAACTCCTGAAGCAGAGAAGCGCGATCGATCGTGCTCATCGTGGGAAACTTTCGTGGTCAGTGGCCGCGCTTCTCGGCAAGAGAAGCCGTCAGCCTGTGGCTTGTCGTTGCGCCGCGCGGATCGCGGCATCGTGCTTGCTGCGGTACATGCCCGCGGCGACCGGGTTGGAGGCCTTGAGGCTCTCCCACACGGCGAGGTGATTGGTCGGTGTGCCGGGCTGCGCGGGCGGCGGCGGAGGTGAGGCGGGTGCGGTGGTCGCGCCGGCGGGGACCGGGGCCTTCTTGGCGGCCTCGGCGGCAGCGTCTGCAGCGGCCTTGTCGGCGGCGGCTTTCGCGACCTGGGCCGTGTCGTCGGCGACCTTCTGCGCGGCGGCCCACGAGGGCTTGAGCGCGTCGATGGTCTTGAGGCGGGCCGCCGGGTCACTCCCGGCGATCGTCTCGACAGCGGCCTTCTGGACGTCGGAGAGGGCACCGAACTCGACCGCGGCGCGGCCGGTGACGGTCTCCTCGAGTACGCCGAGACGCGCCGACTTGGCCTGCGCCGCCGCGAGTTGCTCGGTGAGGCGTTGCACCTCGGATTTGTTGGCGTCGTCCCTGGCCTTGGCGTCCGCGATGAGCTTCTTGGCTTCTTCGACCGGCACGCCGAGCTGCGCCGCAAGGGCCTTCTCGCCGGCGACGCGACTCTCGTCGAGCCGCTCCTTGAGTTGCGCCGGGGTCATGCGAACGAGGTTCGCGTCGGCCGCCGCTTGCGCAGCGGTGGCCTTTGCGGCGACTTCCGCAACAGCCTTTGCGGAGGCTTCCTTCGAGGCGTTGTCGGCTGCGGTCTTTGCGGCTTCCGCCGCGATTTCGATGTCGGTCATGGTTCTCCTACTCGCGATGTCGCCCGCGAGAGCGTTGGAGTCGCAGCGGTGGTGTCAGGGCGCGACGGCTGCGGGCGCCGCGTTCTGGGCCGTCAGGCCAGGGAGTAGGTCACGCGGAACTGGATCGGCCGCGTGAAGGTCGAGAGCGCCGCGTTGGCGTGCTCCGTCGCCATGTCGCTCGTGGTGAGCGGGAACACGACGTCGGCGCCGGAGATGGTGAACAGCGGGCCGGCGCCGATGGGCGTGGTCGCTTCGAGGCCGGGCGCCTCCATGGAGCACGACAGCATCGCGACCGTCTTGCCGTCGCGGCGGCTGTTCTGGATCGCCGTCGGGACCGCGAGCAGCCGCGAGTCGTTGCCCTGCGCGTAGGTGCCGGTGACGGTCGCCGCCACGATGCAGGAGAAGATGGGGACGCCGCTGCCGTTCACGACGGGGCCGGCGTTGGTGGAGTGCTGTCCGACGGAGACGATGGTGCCGTCCGTGATGGCCATGTGGAGATTCCTTGGTGGGTGTTGGTGTCAGCGGGGCCGCAGGCTGCGGCGGGGGACTTTGGGGGCGGCCGGGGCGGGCTCGTCGGTGACGGCCGGCTCGTCGAGCAGGGGCGCCTCGGGCTCGCCCGCGGGGGCGTCGAGGGCCGGCTCGGGGATGACGGGCGCGATCTTCCACGACGCTTCGCCGCAGCACGCGCAATGGGGCGCATCCGGCGCCGCAGGGGCGCCGCAGCACTGGCAGGTTTTCATAGGGCTAGTTGAGGGGCAGGGAGACAGTCGGCTTCGTCTCGCCGTCGGCCGTTGCGAGCATCTTGCGCAGCATGTCCCGCTCGGCGAGGTAGCCGTCGCGCTTCGCGATCTCTGCGTCGCAGAAGACCAGGCGGGCGCGCATCTGGTCGAGGAGGCTGCCCCACGCCGTCGGCTCGGCGGACACGGGGCGCGCAATGGCCACGGCGGGCGCTGCGGGGGCAGGAGCAGCAGGTAGGGCGACCGCTGGCGCCTCGTCGTTGAGGCGCGAGAACACGCTGCCGCACGTCGGGCACGCCTCGACGATGCCGTCCGTCGTGAACTTCTGGCAGGGGTGTTTCTCGGCGTTGCAGGTGAGGCAGAAGGTCAATCAGTCCACCCATTCCCACACGCCGCTCTCGCGGCGCTGTTGTCGGATCCGCCCCGATGTCACCACCGGAATCGGCATGTAGCTGGTGAAGCAGCGGCAGCGCGGGTGCGCCCGGCCAGGCTGCTTGCCTTCGAAGTTCACGCCCCACGGTCGCGCCGTGCGATGCAGTCCGCGGCACACCGGACAGGCACCGTCGAGGTGCGCGTTCCAGAGCTTCAGCAGGACCGGCGCGAGGGAGGGCTCGTCACGAACGAAGCGGACCTCGATGCGCTCGCGCTCCTCGGAGAAGGCGCCGGGCACTTCCGTTGCGGCAATGAGGTCGAGTTTGCCGGCGACGATGCCGGGCACGTGGACGATCTCGCCGGCCTCGCGCTTGGCGTCGGCGCCGTCGAGCGCCTTGAGGTAGCCGGCGACGGCGCGGCGCGCGTAGGCGTTGTCGAGCTCGCGAACGTCGGGGAGAGCGGGGAGCGAGCGGCCGACCTCAAGAGACATGGCCGCAGCGCCTTCGCGGCGGGCCATGACGCGGCTCGCGGCGACCGCTGCGGTGAGCATCGGGGCGGCCGCGCGGGGCTTACCGGGGTAGAGGGAGACGGCTTGACGAAGTGCTGCGAGGCAGCGGGCTTCAGCGGAAAGGAGGCGGGTGGCGGTGGCGTCGCTCACGGCACGTGCGCCGCGATGAGCCCGGCGGTGTGCTCGACGGCAAGGGCGATGTCCTGGAGCAGGTTCGCCGTGTCCGCGTCGCCCATGTCCTCGCAGACGCCGCGTGCTTCCTGGAGCCCCGCGGAAACCTCCCGCGCGCCGGCCACGAGCGCCAAGCACAGGGCGTCGGCGCCGCGTTCGGCTTCGGGGAAGTCGTCGAGGCGGCTCTCCTCGGCAACCTTGCGAGCAGTGCCAACCACGGCGCCGCCGAGGCCGAAGACGACGCGCTCGGCGACGCGGTCGGCTTGCGCCCGCAGCGTGTCGGTGAACGTGTCGAAGAGCCCGTGGAGGGCGATGAAGTTGGGGCCTCGCACGTGCCAGTGCGCGAGCTTCGCGTGGCCGGCGAGGTCGAGGAGATCGGCGAGGCATGGCAGCAGCGCGGCGGCGACCTTGGCCTGCGCGGCGGGCTTCTGCGGGTTGGGGTTGAGGACGGGTTTCATGCTTCGGCGATCACGAGCGCGCGCTTCTTTGCGCGGACCACGGGCGGCTTCTTCGGCTTCGCGGCGCGCGGCTCGCGCGGGGGCGGGAGCTGCTTCGGGCGCACCGAGGGCGGCTCTGCGTCGTCCTCTCCGGGCTTCTCGGGAGGCACTTCGCCGCCGAGCGCGTGCATGGCCATCATCGCCTTCTTGGCCTTCTCCGCGCCCTCGGCTTCGAGCGTCTCCACGTACTGGCCGACGTCGACGATGCTCGGGTAGTGCGGCTTCATCGCTTCGACGGCGGTCTTGAGCGTGATGAGCCCGCCGTCCTTCGCGGTGACGGCGTTGTCGGTGTCCGTCTTCGCGTCGGTCGCGGTGGGCTTGAAGTACGGACCCCACGTGATGCGGATCTCGGGGCCGAACCACTGCGGGCCGACTGCGCCGTCGACCTCACGCTCGAAGCGCTCGAGGATGGCGCGCGCCTTGTCGAGGCCGGGGATGTAGAGCGCGCCCAGCGTCTTGAGCGCGACGCGGAGGAGCATGTGGATCAGCGGCGTCAGCATGCGCCGGCCGAAGTCCTTGCGGATGCGGTTGCAGCGGTCGATCTGCTTCGAGTGCAGCCACTCCAGCGCGCGGCCGGAGATGTTGGTCCCGAGCTTGGTCTCGGTCGGGTCGATGAAGACGACGCCAAGCATCTCCTTGATCATGCCGTAGAGCCGCTTCGCGTTGTCCTCTGCGGGCTTCAGCGCGTCGCCGGGGAGCGTGAGCAGGTCGACCGAGGAGTTCGGATCCGGGTAGCGCCAGGTGACGCCAGGGCCGCGACGCGTCGCGGAAGCGCCGCCGGAGCGGATGGGCTTGTTGTTGGGACCGTAGAGCATCCACTGCGCGTTCGCGGACGCGTCGCCGGGGCCGAGGTACGCGTTGGCCGTGCGCCCCATCGGGGCTTGCCGGTGCTCCGGGTCGACGCCGGTCTCGATGATCTGCGGGTCGGTGGCGTACACCGCGGCGCGATGAATCTGCGACAGCGCCAGGTTGAGCGCGTCGATCTCGTCGGTCATCTTCGCGTGGATGGCCTCGCCGTCGAGGTCGCGGCACTTGCCGTGCGAACCGAACTTGTACCAGCGCACCGGGCAGAACCCGAGCCCGTGCGTGGCCGTTTTCTCGGGGTCCTCCGCCCAGAAGTCAGGCTCCTTGCCGTGGTCGCTCGCGGGCGCAGGCTTGTAGGTGACGTCGCGCTCGGTGTCGATGACGCGGCGGTAGAGCACGCAGTGCTTGCAGAGCCTGCCGGCGTCGTCGACGTAGTCCTCGAGGTACGGGTAGCGGATCTCCAGCCGCGTGACGACGTCGGGATCCTTCGGGTCGAAAGTCGGCGTACACCACTTCGCGTCTTCGCGGTCGACGCAGAGGCGGCCGTTCAGCGCGGAGACGATCGCGCACGTGGTCCCGTGCATCTGCGCCCACGCCAGGAGGCTTTGGGCAGCAGAGGCGAGGTCGGCCTGCTCGCAGACGGCGCCGATGAACTTGGTAGCGAGCTCGGCATCGTCCTCGGACAGGCCGAGCCGCGCGTCGAAGACGTCGTCGGTGTTGGCGTGGAGCGCGAACGTCGGGGCGCGGCCCTCGCCGAAACAGAGGTCGACGTTGCTCTCCGCGGCGCGCTCGCCGACGGGGATGACGATGCACGGCGCGCGCTCTTGCAGCGGCACGTCGTCGTTCCAGAACGACGGCCGGCCCTCGTACTGCGTGCCCTTGGCGTAGCGCTCGAGCCAGTCGAGCTTGCGCGCGCGGGGCGAGACGTTCGCGGCGAAGGTCCGCTGCGCGTCCGCGAGGGAGCGTTCGTCGAGATTCATCAGGCGAGCGGAGGCGAGGTCAGGAGATGGCGGAGTACGCGCGCACGGCGGAGTCGAGAAGCAGAGCGGCGCCGCTGCCGTCGCCGGCCGCTGCCCACTGCTCGGCCTTCTTCGCGAAGGCGACCGCGGCGGACATGATGGCGTCGCGCACGTTGGCAGACTCGACCGGCTGCGGCAACGGCGTGTCGTTGCCCCCGATCGGATCCAACGGCTGCGGGAGCGGCGAATCGGTCGAATCGATCGGGAGCATGTCGGAGGAGGGCATGGCGTCTTTCAGGCTCGGTTCTTCACGGCCGAGCCGATGAGCCGGATGGTGATGTCGGCGCCCTGGGAGACGCCCGTGCCGGTCACGGTCACGACGCGCATCCGCTCGCCGAAGTCGCCGCCGAGGACGGTGTTGGCCGCGAGGGCCGGTGTCCCGTTCATGCCGACGGTCGCAAGGGTCGTGACCTGTCCCGAGCGGGAAAGCGCGAACGAGCGGATGATGGCCGAAGCGCCGCCGGCAAGCTGCGCGAAGTGGGCCACGTCGACCCAGACGTCGGCCTCGTTGGGCGCGACCTGGAGGTACACGTCGAGCGTGCCGCCGGTGACGCCGACGAGCGACGCCACGATGAGCATCGAGTCGACCGCGCCGAGGCCGTCGAGGGTCGCGCCGGCATGGACCGTGGTCGTGGACGCCGTGCCCGGCACGGTGACGGTGGCGATCTTGTACATCGGGCTTCTCTCGGTGTCCGCGGGCGTGGGTCAGCCGTAGCCGCCGCCGGAATCGATGCGGCCGGCCGCCGGCTTCTTGAGCACGTCGAGCGCGATGGCCTCGGCGATCACGAGGTCGTCGTGCGAGCCGCGCGCAGCTTCGACGCGGCCGTGGGCGGTGGTGATGAACGTGCGCATCTCGCCGAGCGTCGCGACGTCTTGCGTCGACCAGAGGCCGGAGCGGATGCCCTCGTCCAGCTCGGTGAGCGCCTTGGTGCGCGTCACCTCGTTGTTGAGCCAGCCGAGCTTGCCGTCGTAGTGCTTGAAGATGCGGGGGTAGTGGTGCTCGCGCTCCAGCGCTTGCAGCACCGCGTGCCCGTGGTTGTTGCGCTCCACCGCGATCGGGGCCGTGCCGTACCGGCGGCCCCAGTCGTTGCCGATCTTGGCGAGCGCGTGCGGCTTGAATTGCCCGTGGATGGTGACGCAGTGCTGCGCCGTGCCCCACTCGCGGATGGTGCCCGCGGCGGGGTCGCCGCCGGTGCCTTCCGAGGGGTCGAGCGCGAGCACGTAGCGGCTGTCGCCGCGGGGCTTTGCCCAGACCCGGATCTC